CTGGACTTGTTTGAAAAGCCATTTCTCATTTCTCCTTGTTTATTTTGTAAGTTATAAACTTCTATTATTACTATATTTATAAAAACAGTGACTCAGCTATCCTTAGTATTGTAGCCACTGTGCTGTTCCTATGTTCTGTTCTTCGATGACATCCTCATCATACGTGTTAAAACCAATTGGCAGAAGGCTTTCCATGAGTTCTTCTTCATTCCGTGATCTCAGTCTATCAATAGTATTTATATCTGTGACTTCTTTGAAAAACGCTTGATCCGTCATCCAAGCAAATAATACTAGGCACATGACTAGATCGTCATGACATCCAGATTCTGCTTCATATGAATTAGCTTTTCTAGAAAATGTGGATAACTCGTTTATCGTTTGAAAGTCGTTTACTACTAGTTGATCTTGCTCGATTAGCATCTTCAACATATTACATCCGACTGCTTTAACTGACTTAGTTGTTCGAACTCCTTTATCAGAACCTTTCCTGAAACCAGTAGTGATTCTTTTTCCTGATCTCCCGGCAGATTCGGTAAACATTAAAGTTTCTACCTCAAACTCATAATGCAATATTTCGGAGACTTGCTCTCCAATATCGTTCACTTCAATTAGCGTATATGCTTCGCCGTATCTCTGTATACTTCTATATATGATTTCAGCATAGTCGATAGGAGTAACATTATTATCTCTGAACACACAGACCTGCTTATACGGCATTTCACTTACGTCTATTATCTGAAAGGCGGAATAGTCTAATCCCTTACCTCTAGCAACGTCTACTATACACACGTATACGTGATCTTTGATAGGCTGTTCATAGACCTTCAGGTGTTGAGTCTCTGCTATTGGTTTAAGTTCTACCAAAGACTTTAGCTTACTGCCCTCGATTAACGTACCAGAACTACCTAAGAAGTTACACTCAAATTCTTGTGAAAACTTCTGTGTGTCAAAGTCCATTGCTTGGAGAGTCTCCTTTTTCCATGCATCGTCTCGACCAGGAACTTTATTCCAAGGCACTTCAATGTAGACGTATCCATTAACATCTTCTTTAGCACCCATACAAGTTTTGTAGAAGTGATTTAGACCGTTAGGAGTTGACGTAAATAAAATCTTTGTAGTGTTACCAGAAGATATTGTTGGAAATACGGAAGCAAAGAATTCGTCCCAGTTATCTACAAATGCCGTCTCATCGATATAAAGAAACGATATAGACTTACCTCGAATAGCAGAACTTGATGTACTTCCTGCAATGATTTTACAACCGTTTTCAAATTCAACTGATCCTTTATTCCATTCGATAACACCTTGCTGTAACCAAGATGGTAATGCTTCGTATGCTATCTTAATTCTATCTAAAATTTCACGAGCCGCATCACCTTTGTTTGCTAAAAGCGCACACGTTTTATAGTCGTTAAAGAGTACGTAGTGCAGTATAATGGCAACAGCGGTAGTCGTTTTGCCTGCTTGCCGTGAAGTGTTAACTGTGACCCGTCTATTGTAGGTAATTGCTTCAGCAATTTCTTTTTGATAATCATACATCTTTATGGGAATCAACCCATGATCTACGTGTACAATTTGAATATATTTCTCTGAAAAGTATATAGGATCTTTAGAGCATTTTAAAAACTCCGCAACCATATCGTTAGTGAACTCAATAGGAGTTCCTTTCCGTTTTAGGTTTACGTTACCATTATATCCACGATCGGCTAAACTAGTCACCTTTTCTCATGTCCTTCAATAGCTGTTGTAACTCAGCAGTCGATCCGACGAATAGGTTATTATTAACTTTACCCTCAAATGCTTCGTTCTCTTTAGGTTTTTTCTTCTCAGACATACCTACCAAGTCTTTGTTAGCGTCTACCAGTGTTTTCATTATGGTAGAAACAACTTCGTAGGCACGTGGGTGCTCAGAAGCTTTGGCCACGTCTAGCATCTGTTCAAGTGCTTCCGTGCCAGTTTCTATAATATTATAGAAGTTAGTTCTTGCGTAGTCATAGTCTTTTTCTGCCAAATCAGCTTGCTTATCGTTAACTGTATCTGGTAAAGATTTCTTATCTACTACAACTTTGCCTTCTATCACTTCATCCATAGGAGCTAGTCCCAGGCTATTACTAATCTCATCAATCATTATGCATCCAATATTTGTACAATCTCTGCCCAATTGTCATCTACGTTAATGTCCGTGTAAGCTCTCGTTTGAGCTATGTCAGTAGTCGCAACGTTTGCCGATGTCGATCCTGGTTGAACGTTTACCTGCTCTTCGGCAGTACTAGCAGTCGTATTCGTGTATATGTTAGCGTCTGTAAACTTAATAACTCTCTTCGTAGAAGTTGGACCAAAATAAAATCCTTTCATCGTAAAATTGAGTGTCCAGATCATAACTCTTCTGGTCTGGAAGTCACCTTCGTATGTGTCTTCTGCGCTCACACTGTTTAAGACAACTGGAATATCAACATAGAAGTCCATAGTGTCTATCATCTTAACGCTGACTGTTACGTCAGGTTTAAAGTATGGTAAAATTTGCTCTAAAATTTTTGTTCCATCTTCTGTGTACTTAGTCATAATATTTAACTGAAACTCTAAGTCGTAAGGAGCAGGAGTAAATAAGGTCGTAAGCGCACTATCATTAGCACTAATAGATTTGGTTTGCCTAGTAGAAGATGGAAGCTTACGTGTGGGATTGTATTGCATTCCAGTCATCTCAAAAGACATTCTAGGCAAAGTGATTGCTGGTTGATCTAAATTTGGGTCTTGCTCTAATCTAGCCAATAGCTTTTGCATAGGAGCATAATTAATGGGCACAGTCACTCGCTGTTGCTCTACTCCAGCATTGTTACTTCTACCAATCTGAATATCGTTAAACAGTGTGCCAAACACCGCAACATATCTACGAGTTGTTTGGTTATAAAATCTTTGTCCGAACATTAGAAGTTATCCTCACCGAATGGATTGTTTTGACTAAAGTCTATTATATTATCCCCAAACGTCTCTAACACTGTGTTGTCTGCGAAGGTATCCACTAAAGACACTTGGTCTTTAGATGCAGATATTGTTATTGTATCTCCCATACCGACAGTAGTGGTCTTGATATAATACCAAGTACCCACAGCCGTAGGAGTCCAAACAGTCTTTGCTCCTTCGTTTCCTGGTATACCAGTTACAGATATTTCTGACGCTGGCACTGGAGCACCGTTTGCTGGAGTAGTTCCAGTGTATATGCTTATAGGATGAGTTTCGTTTGATGTGTGGCTTTGGTCGAATGTTATAACTTCTCCTACACGTGCTTCTAGTTTAGGAGTAGATACCAAATCACCTTTATCGTCTGCGTCTTTCATAAAGAAAACAGCACTTCTAACTTCTACATTAAATGTAGTGCCGGTCATGTCTGTGAATATATTTTCGTCATTGAAGTGGTTGTCTAATTCTTCCTGACCTGTTTCAAATCTCTCACCGCTGTATTCAAATAGATCACACCTAAGATCGTATGTCTGTAATGATCCCATTTGATAGAAAATTGCCTCATGTTCTACATGCTGTACTACAAAGAATTTGTTGTTGAGCGGCAAGTATATCAGATCGCCTTCACGTGGCCGATTTATAGTACTGTTCAAACCAACTTCTTGGTTGTACGTTCTTTGAGCTATTGTTAATGTGATAGAGTCACGTATTTGTAGACCAAACTTAGAGAGAAAGTCTCCTTCTCCCTCAAATGAGTCCACATTCTTGACATACATCTCAACTTGATAAGCATCATCGAAGGAAGACAAGTCATCCTCGTTCAAGATATCGTCTTTAGCGTTAATTGTTCTAGGCATGAACCAAGTATCAATTCCGTATATCTTTATTGACTCCACTACCAAGTCTTCGATGAGGTGTTGTTCCATCGAATTTTCATAGTTTTCGAAATAGAAGTTTTTAGCCACTTTATTACTATCCTATCATATCGACAACAGGAAGAGAGTAAGAAGACATCATTTCATCTTCTAGTTGACGTATCTCATCCCTAGCATCATTTAAAATTTGCTCTCCGCTAAATTGAATATTGCCTGGCAAAGTCATGCCGTTAAATTTAGTTAAATTGCTACCCCATTGGTACTTTATCTTTGCCGCCGCATAGCTCTGTAACCAACGATCTTTATAGACATCTGCGTAAACAGTAGGATCAACTATTTTATAGCACTCAGCTACCAAATACTCGCCTACTACCATTCTGTCCCAGTCCATATCAATGAAAAGTCTATTGACGTGTCTGTTATATCGAATAGGCTGTTGACCGACCAATAGCTCTTCCATGAACTGTAAATTTTGCATTGACATGAAATAATTTGTTAAGTTATAACTAACCATCTCGTGTATGTTGTTCAAGACAAATTGGTATTGAACGTTAAACATTCCACTACCAGCAGTAATACTTGACCCAACAGGAAACAAATTGACAACGCCTATGATATTTTCTGGCACTGTTATATATTGATTTGTCTTATCTGCTTCAGTGATAATATGTTTTAGATATGTCTTTTCGGTACCATCAAAGTGATAGTCCCAGTAATACGATAGAGCCTCATCAATGCGATCCTCTGCTTGATCAGAATCTACATTAATCTCTATGACTGGTTTGCCTAACTTTCGTAGGCACCACTCTTTAAATTGCGGTCTTGTTGTTGGCTGTGCCATATCTATTTCCCATAGTTAGATTGCTATAACTATTTATAATGTCTGATCTGTAACGTATTGATTAGCTTCTTCGACAGTATCAAAGTATTCCAATGCTATATTTTCATCACTCATGACTACGATTTGACCATGAGTGCCAACCAATTCAATTTTATCTTCGCTTAGACCCTCAAGAAAGTTTTCTACTCTCATCATTTTCTCCTTAACTATTTAAGACTAAAGTTGCTCTACTTGGTATCGGTACGCCATCTCCGCCGCCCTGGAAGTATCTTATACGAAACACTGTATGAACCCCGCCTGATAATGTCATAGTCATTACCAAGCCTTGGCTATTACCAGACGTAGAAGTTATAGCAAAACTAGAGAAAAGGGTACCGACATTTGTGTGTGACTGTAGTCCAGGACCGCCGTTTGAATAGCCACCGCCTTCTATTTTACCCCAACGTCCAGCATTAGTTCCTTCTATTTCAAAACCGTAAGCAGCCCAAGATACTTTGTTATATGTAAATACTAGAGTATCTCCGGCAGTTAAAGTACCAGACCAACCCTGTACCAGATTTATTTCACCAGAGCCCATTTTGCCTACGCCACTTTCAGTGATAGATAGACCATATGTACCATTAGCATCATGAAGAGCCAATGTACCATTAACAGTTAGCGAAGATGAAGGATCTGTGTTGTTGACACCAACGTTGCCTGATGCTCCGTCTATAACTATAGGTTGTTTAGTAGTCATGTTATTTCTAAATATGAAATCTCCCGCATCGTCGGCTCTAATAACCCAGTCGGCTGTAGTACTACCTGATACTGTTTTCTCTAACCTAACATCTGAAGCGCCCTCAGCAGTTTTAATATGTAAGCCTTTATGATTACTCCAAGGCATTATTGGATTATTTGTTCCGATACCAACATTACCATCTGAGTGAACCATACCTAGCGAAGGAGTTGCTACAGCAAATCTTGAAACTTCTGCGTTATAGTTTTGTAGAACTTCTGCAGGAGTAAGTTGTCTTGTATATGCTCTAGCTACACCAATATAACCGTTTGTGGTTTCGTGAGTTGTATCACCACCTAACCAAAATGTGAATGTACCAGTTCTTTGAGTGTGGTTCCAGTTATGCGCTTCAGTCACTCTCTTGCCGTTTACATAAACATCTAAATCATTATTATTATTAAAAGCAAATACTATATGATACCATTTACCTGTATCTATAGTCGCAAAGTTAGTACCACTGGGATATGCTCTTAGTTGATCTCCAATTATACCCATCAAAGGTCTTTCAGTTCCAGAATCCCAAAAAGTTTCCCAGCCACTTTGAGAATTACTCCAGTGCCAAACTTCATAAGTATTACTTGCATCAGCAACAACGAAGTCGTTTATATTAATATGATCGTCTGATCCATCAAAATAATAAGTCCCAATTCCATCTTTATACTCAAAGTTTGCACCACCGTGTAAAGTTAAATTATAACCCTGAGAACTCAAATCAGTTGGGGCTTCTGTTGCACTCGTACCGCTCACACAGGCTTTATCATTAAAGTCTACGTAAAAATGTAGGTCTTTACGTACAATATTTGAATTACCTAATTCTCCACCTGTCAGTCTACTACTGAGATGTATTCTACCTGTTGCTCTATCTATTGCCAGTGATGAATACCATGCACCAGCATATCTTCTATCAATATGGAAATCACCGTCGTCAGCAGTGTCACCCATTCTTAATGCATAAGCTGGTCCAGCGTCATCTGCAACATCAAATAATATGTGTCCTGCACCGCCAGTATCGCTTCCACTTGCTCGCCTAATGTGAAGGTTTTGTTCTGGAGTGGTTGCGCCGATACCAACGTTGCCATTAGCTAGAATAGTAAGTCTTTCTAAAGGAGTAAAGTTAGCGTTTGCGACCTGTGTAGAAGCTACGTTAGAGAATCCAAAAGCACCAGTTGCTCCATTGAAAGTAGTTTTGGCGCCAAACCCCGCTGTGTGTATTCTCCAGCCACTTTCATAGTAAGTGTTCATGTGGATATCAGGATAGTTGCCGTTGAACGAAATTGGGAAAGATCCTGTTGCCCCTATCTGTAGGGCTCTTTTAGGATCATCTGTAGCGATACCAACGTTACCATCATGTGTAAGACGAAAACGCTCAGTTAAAGTGGAACTAGTACCTGAATTTGTCGTAGAAAAAGCAATTTCACCGCCAGGGTCAGTAGAACCAGTATGCGCCAAGCCAGAGATAGACGCTTTAACCTCTGCACCATCCCCGCTAGGGTCATTACTAAAAAACTCTACAGTTCCGAAAGGATATTCGGCGATACCTAATTGGCCGCCTGTTCCTCCACTTAATCTCAATGTGGGGCCTACTAACGCACTTACTGGGCCCAGTTCTAAAGTTGTATCTGGATCATCTGTTCCGATACCAACATTACCATCTGCCCCTATAGACATGATCTTTTTATAGCTTGACATATTAGTGCCAGAATGTACCTGAAAATCGTTCGCTGTACTTACACCATATGTAAAATCTATTGCGTCAGTTGTAGGGTTTGCAATTGCGGCAAACGCATTATTACCGTATCTCCATAAAATACTGCCTCCATGAGTACCAGAATCTTCTGCCATTAATTGAATTCCAGGTTCAGTTCCTTCTACACTTATAGCAGAACCATCATAAATATAGGTATGGGATATACCAGCTTGGGCAGAGCCATCTCTTACGTGAAGCTTAGATAGTGGAGCATCTGTACCGATACCAACGTCACCACTTGGTTTAATAATAAGTCTAGTGTTTATTGTACTCATAGTTGCACCGGCAGTTCCGCTAGGTGCTTGTGAGAATTCGATTGTTGAATCTGCGCCCATTAATAAACGAGAGGCAGCACCATTTACCACATATTGATTTCCTGTCCCTACCCACCAGTTTTGTGCTAGTTGGGTTTGAGTGTTGCTTCTATGCCCAGTAAATGTAGCGCCTTGACCAATTTGTAATGCAGGATAGTTGCTAGACCATACTCCAGGAATAACTCCTAAACCTAAAGCGCCTCCAGGTGTAATCCTCATTTTTTCGGTAGAACCACCAGCATCTCTAGTGACAAATGACATGTAGCCTTTTAGATCCGCAGTCGTACTATTCTGTTTCTTTCCGTGAATCTCAGCAAAGGTTATTTGATTAGTAGCATGATATACGCCACCCATACCAATGCTTCCGCCTAAGTCTGCACCTTGACTATTAGTGGTGAGTACTTGAAGATTAGTGTTACCAGCAGTCGTGGTTATATTATCAACACCTTTGATGTACACATTGCCTGAGGTATCAAGCGTCAGCTTAATAGTACCACCAGCATTTTTTAATTCAAAATCTGTTGCACGAAGTATCATTTTACCCCAAGCCGTGCCTGAATTATCGTAAGCACCTATCTGCCCAACAACGTCTAAGTTTCCACCTAATTGTAGATGACTACTATTGACTAATGTTTGGCTTAACGAAGGCAATACAACAGTCTTCGTACTGAGGTTCATGTCAGTGTGAAGCTTATCGTGTGTTATAGACTGGGCTGTAACACCACCTGATTGAATTCTAGTTGTTGCCATTACTGTTTTCCCTAAGAGTTATATTCATCTATTACTGGTTGTGGTGTTGCATCCACAATCTCTTGTGCATCTGCACGTTCGGCGTTGTCTTGTGTTATCAGAGGATTCTCAATCGTTTCTTCTGTAGGATCTGCATCTAAATCATCCGAAATTACTACTCGTGTAATCGTGGGTTCTACAGGATCAATTGCTAAGGCAGTAACGATATCGTCCATAACATCATCCACTACTCCAGTTTCTTCGTTCAAAATCTTTTCGCCTGTAGCTTGACTTTCGATTACTTCTTCACGACCATCTGCAACGATATATTGTGCCAGTCTCTCTATAGCTTTAGTATATTTTTTCAACTGATGATCAAATAATGCTTGACTCTTTCTACTAGTTAGTGTATCATTATCTATAACAGCCTTAGGATGAGCATCTTTGATTGCTTGAATCTCTGCTTTCCACTCATCAATACCTTCATGAAAAATCTTGTCTAATTGTTCAGACATAACAGGATATGCTTTGGCTCTTACTTTCTTATAAACTTCTACTTCTTCTGTGTACTCTAACTCTGCAATCTTCTGAACGATCTCTTCTTCTGTTGGTTGAGCTTGTTCTTCATCAAGCCAAACTACTTCATCTCCACGAACTGCCCATTGAGCATTAGGCGTAAGAGACATTATCGCACGTGTAATATCAATCATTGTTTTATCTCCTGAACGTATAACTGTACCCCACCAGAATCTGCTAAGTATCCAGTTCCGTTACTTACTCTGAAATATATTGAATATTTAATTTCGTCTGTAGTTGCAGGACTGTCTTCCCACATATAATGAAGTGGGTACGCTATCTGATTGGATGAACTGGAAGTATTATTATGATAGTGTCCATCCTGAACGTTTTGTTGTTGAGTGCCAATACTAACATCATCATTGCGCTTGCAGATAATATTCATCGTAGAGGCAGAAACTAAATTGAACCTTCTAGATTGTATTGTAACTTGTATCTTAGAATTTGTAAACTTAGGACTAAAGAAAATATCTACCCCAGAGTCTATATAAGAAGTTGATGTGGTGGCGAATGAAGTACCTGTGCTTATACTTGCATACTGAATAACACTACCTGCTGGCATCTTTTCATATGGCACGTGAAGGTAATCAAGTTCATTCAACTTCTCACGAACATTTACTTCTGGTTTTGTAAATTTAACTGTCATTTTAATCCTCTACTATGAGATCGTTGCTTGCACTGGTTGCTACGGTCACTGCGTCTGTTGTATTAGAGACTCTCTTTAGTCCTTGGAATACTGAACGACCTGCGGCTGAGCCTACGTGAAGTAATTTTGTATCATCATCGTATGCAAGTGATGTGACTATATCGGCAGTAAGTCCTCCGTAGAGAGTAGCCTTTGCGTTCTCTTTAAACAGATGCTTTTCATCGTTATATATTTTTTCTGCTTGTTCTGCTGTTGTAGCTGTTCTAGAAATACGAAATAGAGCCAAATCTCTAGCGCCAGAGTTAAATACACTGCTACCACTCACACCTACACCGACATATAGTCCTTTGTGACTGAGACCTGATGTGTTAACATTATTGCTATTTGCTACAGACCCTTGCAGTTTACCGTTACGATAAACATACATGGTTCCAGTTTTTCGAGTTACTGTCCAACAATCCCATCCAACATCCTCAACTCCAGTTACAGTGACATAACCTGCTCCAGCGTTGCCGAGATAGAACTGTGCTTCATCACCAGAACCACCTGAGTTATACTGAAGAATGTTTAAACCACTATTAGCTGTGTTGTATTTACCGTGAGCAAACCAAAGTCTATCAGAACCAGAAGAAAAGGCTGTACTCCACCAAGTGTAAGAGCAATCTCCAGTGCCAAAATTTAGGGCAGTGTTATAAGGCTGATACAGATAATTACTTGAACTAAAATTACTATACCCTACTAGTTCAGCACCAGTAGCCACTGGGGTTTTGGTAATCGAGCCAATAACTGATAATCCAACATGATCATTTAGTACTAATGGATTTTGATAATGATTTGCATCACCACCTTCATACAATTCTAAGCCTGACACAGAGTAGTTAGTTACATCATTGTTGTTTGTAGAAAAACTAAAGTAAATACTTCCACTGCGTGTTGCTTTAAACGTAAACGAGTTGGCTCCGTTTTCTGGAGTAAATTCTAGCCCATTACCAAAACTTGATGACGTTTGCATAAAGCATCTTGGCATAGTTCCACTATTTAATGTCATATTGAAGTATGCAGTGTACGTCTTTCCTGGTGTGGATACCCAAGTTAAGTTGGCGGCACCATATGCTGTTGTGTTTATAGCTGATGATATATCTAATCCAGAAGTAGTGAGTGTTTCATATGGAAAACTTCCATTGTTCGTCCAATTTTTACCAGCTAAAATATTTACATTGCCTGAAGATGATATATTAGTATCATCTGTGCTTGCAAGAGCCACTATCTTGGCATCACCCAAAAACCAGCCTGTGTTTTTTGAACTATCGATATAAGCCATCATAGAATTTGATGTTTGTCCCGATTGAGTGCTAGGCTCTTCAGAAATTAAGTTGATTCCACTATTTAATGACTGCCTGTGACCAATACATATTATGTCTTTCTCTAGTGCCGCAACTTTTGGTTTAAATGAAGATGCTGATAGCCTTGGAGCACAGCTATCTCCGTGGTAATATCTACCGTTCAGAGCACCGTATATTGCATTGACGTTGTTTGCATTCACATCAGATGTAGGTATATCAACTATGTGTGTAAGCTGGTTACTGATATTTTGGTTGTTGGCTTGAATTATTAATTTATAATCTTTTGTAAATTTAACAGTATCCCAGTAGTTATAGCCCGATCCGAGATTAGTAATATCAAAAACATTCCCATTATCTTTAATAACACTGATACCATTATCAGTCGCAACTGCAATAGTAGGCTCAGGCAATCCTGTAGCACTATCAATTGATGCGTTGGGTAGCACTGTCATGGCTACATCGTTGATTGCGATATTTATTATTGAGTTAATACCTGGATAGTTTAACCTTACGTTACTTGTTGCGCCTAAGTTTCTACCAGCTATCGGTTGTATTTGTCTCCAACCAGAAACAGCATAGTTAACAGAATGTTCGCTAATGAAGTTCGCTCTTAATAATGCTTCGCCGTAACCCGAATTGCCTCTTCCCACACAAAGATTTCCGTTAAGCATGTGTACAGATGTTACATTCGCTCCACTAGTTCTGCCTAAATATGACCCATAATTGGTTGTCCCATTAAAAGACATCCACATCGGCATATCAGGATCATCGCCATCATATATTAAAATGCTATCTACTTTTGCCACAATCACAGCAACACTTGGAAATTCTTTTCTTGCTCCACGAATGCTTGTGTTAAGTGTTTCATTGTACCAACTTGTATGTTGAGTGCGTTTACGCCATGCACCGCCGTCGGAGTCTCTGCTTGTATCGTATATGAATATGTCTACGGCTGTGTCTGAGTTGCTTGTGTTAATAGGAGTTAGATTGACCTGCTTTATCTGCTTTATATCCGTTATGCCATCAGTGCCAACATCCACAGCAACAGTATTGTCTTTGTCTATAATAAGAAATAGCGAACCATCACCGGTACTTCTACCATCACCGTCAATGGTTATCCCATCTCCTGTTCCATTGACAGTTGCATCAACGAATATCTGACCATTAGTGCCAACGCTGTTATTGCTACCGACTACTAAATCCCATTGTGGATTTGTTGAGATTGCGTTAGTGCCGCCAATCCCTATCTTACCTGCAAAGTAGTTTTTATCGCTTGTTCCTGCTTGATATATTCCATACACGTTAGCGACTGTAGAACTATTTAAGCCTGCCGCTCCTACATAAACACTGTATAAATTAGTGAGAGTAGCTCCAGAGGCTACGTTAGCCTGAGAATATATGTTATAGATGCTACCAGTAACATCATTTGACATTGTAGGATTAGCAACAATACCATATTGAGTTGTAGCTGTTTGAGGACCAGTACTAGAAATTTGAAATCTTCTATCAGTTGAACTGCCAGTAGTGCCGATGCTCAGTGACTCTGCGCTTGCATCCCAGAATAACTCAACATCTGCGCCTGCGGCGTTATAGAAACTGATATCACCGTTGTTGGCTACTGCTAATCTATTATAAGAACCTCCTGTTTGTAACCGTAAAGAACCTGATGCATGAGACGCTTTGATATAATTAGCAGAAGGTCTGGTAAACGTCTGGATAACGCCTTGAGTATCGATAGACCAAGTGCCTAAAGTTCCTGTTACAATCGACTGATCAGACGTAACTGCGCCTGTTACGTTTATGCCTGCGGAGGTCAGCTTTAAAATCTGTGCAGGTGTATTACCTACTTTAAAATTCATCTCAGGAGAAGTTGCACCATAACCACCCTCAATAGTGCCATACTTGGTAAAAGCTGTATAGAAATCTATAGCAACTCTATTATTAGCACCTGATGTGTTATTATATAAGTTAAGAGCAGTAGTGACTCCTGCTGATGTATTAGTTGCACTTGCTGTTCCTGTTACGTTAATACCAGAAGTCGTTGTGGCAATTTTTGGTTGATTGTTGTGGTAAAGCGTTACTGCACCATTAGGAACTGCGACTAAGGCACTTTCTACACTAGCAACTCTAAGTATTAATTGTCCTGTGTCATTAGTAACAAACCCATCTGATCCGTCATGAAAAACCTTTAAGCTATTACTAAATATCAGTTTATCATTAGTAGGAAATGAGATATCACCATCGATTGTGATTCGATCAGACGTAACTGCGCCTGCGGCAATCTTCGTTGTAGTTACTATGTTGTCTGTGAGTGTTCCTGTGATCGTTCCACCTACACCGCCTAGTTGAACGATGTGACACGTACTGCCAGCAACTGGTGCTGTGCCAAATACGATAGTAGATCCGCCTGCACCTAAAGTGTAAGCACCGAGAGGTTCTTGTACGACACCATCTAGAGAGACGATAAGCTGAGATGCATCGCCTGCTGATACTGATACTGAATTGAAGTTCAGCGTAAAGCTAGTAAGCACGCCATTGAACTGACCCGCTATAGAATCTAGTCGCTTGAATTCTCCAGCGACAGGCTTATTGCCTATG